AGTCATGGATCAAACTACTGAGAATTATGAGTGTCTGGTCATAAACAACAACGCGAAATCCAATAAATTGAATGACCAAATATTTTGGTACAAGGCCCAAAACCACCCTGATTTCCGTCTTGGATCAAAAGAATTCTGGGAAATTTCCAAAGGAATGGGTTCGGATGATGAAGACGAAGCATATGATCCAAGTAAAGGCAAGAAACGCAGCGGTCAACAGATAAATGTCAAGAAAACTAAGTGGTAAAATATCACTAAAATCTCGCTTAGGTCTAAACCTGAGCAAGATTAAAAACCTTATTGATTAGTATAAAAAGCTATTATAATCATAATTATTGACTTGAATTTTTTCTTGATAATGAAGCAAAAAACCGCTTAACAATAAGGTTAAGCGGTTTTCATTGACAATTAAATCTTGCTTCACTTTCAGGTGAAGCAAGATTAGGCACCGTCCCTCTGAAATGAAAAGCGGTTTTGGAAATCGAAACTGCAACAAAATCTAACATTCAATATGACTGGTCAAAAAATCATTTTCCGATTCGACCTCATGAAAATGAATATGCTTATCATTAAAAGTCATTTGATACTTTTGTTTTGTAGTATAATCAAAAGTATTTCCGTAAACCTTATTCATGATAGCGCGACCAAACGTTTTGTTGTATTCATAAAAACGCTTTATCTTGCGATCAAATTCATCAATGTATCTTTCGCGTTTCACTTCATCTATCGTATGCGTTCCTTTGTAATATAATTCCAAATAAGGACGCATGATGGTAACCAATTTTTCTTTCGGAAATTCCGGATTTATTTTCATCTTTTTGCCATATTTGTCTCCTTTTAACATGCTGTTGATTTCATAATATAATTCGTCTGTTTCGCTATTATTGACATACTGTTTAATAGAATATTCCCGTACAAGTTCCTCATTATCTTCTCCAAATTTTCGAAGATTGAAATTCGATAAGAAATATTGTTGAAACATAGGCGGCATGATAAAATTCGTTTTCTTAATAAAAAAATAAATATTATACAAGGTTGATTTATTGAATGGTATATTTGTATATGGATTCTTGCATGGTAATGGCTCAGAAACGAAGAAAAACGAATTTCCCAATGATGTGTTCAAAATATTGATCAAATCAGTAATGGAAAAAAGATATTTTTTATTATTTTGTACTAGTGTGAAAACGCGTGGATGATTCTCGTCAATAGTATTCAAATATACGTCTTTATCCATAAAAACCGGCGATGATTTATATTTACACAAAAACGCAAATTTCGATAAAACACGATAAGTTCGTTGTATTTTTAAATAATATACTAGGAATTTTTCGCGCGTTTCATGATTCATAAATAAATTTTCATATGAATCTCTAAAAAAACGGAGACGCGTTTGGAGAGTGACCCGATTGGATAAAATAAACATTATCAAAAACTGTTTTTCTAGTCCTCTTCTTTTTTCCACTGGTAACATGGATTCATATTTGACTTGCTCTTCATAAAATTCACAATTCTTTTCTACGCTACCGTCCAAATATCGAATAGGAATTTTGTTTTCTAATTCGGCATTTAAAACAGTTTGGATTATTGATAAAAATGTATGCATTCTCTTATTTAATTGTAAAATCCATTTATATACTTTTCTTATTTACAATTTACTAAGTGTAAATAAAATTCTGATGTACAATGCAGACAATTTTTGCGATTTAGAAAATATGACCTTAACATATACGAATGTCCGCTTTGACAACCGCTCAAAAAACGGATATTACTAACTATGTCAACACATATCGCGCTAAGAATCAGGCGCCACCGTTATCATGGGATGATAGCATTTATGCTGTATCGCAAAACTGGTCGAATCGTCTTGCTGGTATGCATGTTATACAACACAGTGGTAATAATTCATATGGAGAAAACATTGCGTTTTTCCAAGGTTATGGTTCAGATCCAGTTGATTTAATCAAAAAAGCAATTGATGCATGGTATGCAGAGATCGCCCTTTATGACTTTTCGAAACCGGGGTTCTCAGAATCCACAGGACATTTTACATGTTTAGTATGGGTAGCTAGTACAAAATTCGCGATTAGTGTTTCTATTGATATTCCAAGCACAGAAGCGTATATTGTCATGAATACTTCTCCTCCTGGAAATTATATTGGAGAATTCGATAATAACGTTTTACCACTTATTGGCGGGCAAACATTACCCCCATCAGGTAACGTCCTACCACCTCAACTACTTACACACAAAAGAATAATTTTTCAAGCACTATACAATATAGTTAATGCAATAAATACAAACCAACCCAAATCTCTAATCATTTCTATTATTAATAATATAATTCATCAAATAAACACATATCCTAATTTCTAAATGGATCAATACATCGGTATTGATTCATTTCGCTCTGTGTAGGGTTTGAACCTACGACCTTTCGGTTAACAGCCGAACGCTCTACCAACTGAGCTAACAAAGCACTTTTTATTTATACAATAAAATTATTTATATTATTTTGCACAGATATTATTTATTTAATGCATTTTTAATCAATTCTTCGTTATAAATCCTTGTTGATTCTTCATCTGCAACCTCGCGTTCTTCGAAATTTACTGTTTCCTTTACGCCTATTAAATTTCCATCGTCGTCCATAGTTTGTGTAAGAACGTTTCCTGATTTTGCAGCAAGTTTAATATTTTCTTCTATGGCTTTCTTCTTCGAGTCCTTTACGCGACGATCAAATTCTTGCTTGGCCTTTTCTTCATTTTCCAATTTGGATTTATGTAGTGCATTTAGCTGTTCTTCCATATATTCCATGCGGCCTGTCTTATAAGCATCAGGATCCCAAGGAATCCACATACCAACTGGACCCACATAAATATCATGGTGTGGATCCATCTCTCGTAGTTTCTTACACTTCATTTCAGCTTCTTCTTGAGTGGGAAATACACCACGTACCTTAAGACCTCTCACTGAAGTTTGAAACGCATGTTCACGATTGAATTCAGAGTTTAGACGATCTTCATATTTATCCAAGAAATTCTTGTAATCATCTTCGATCGAAGATTGTTTTAAAATCGCTTCTTCATCACTCTTGAAATCATCATAATTTTTTGTAACATCATCTGGTTTCAAATTGTATTTGTAACACATAAATTGTAAAAAATCATTGAATTTTTCCATAGATTTAGTAAAATCCCATTGTTTTACAAATTCATCAAAAATAAACAATTCACGCTTTTTTAATATTTTTTCAGGAGAGACAAAAGACATACATACAAATTTTTGACCAGCAACTGCGGGATCCTCGTCGCATAAATCAATATATTTAGGATTTGGTTCACCATTTTCTAGGGTTTTCTTTTCGAAACTCGACATTTATTAATACTAACAAAAAATTATGTTTAAGTGATTTAGGAATTATTTAATTATTCAAGCGGTTACTTTTTTTGTTTACCTAATATATAAATCCGAAAATGAGCGGAATGGTGAACTTTTCTGAACTTGTTAAGCGCATTATCAAATACTTAGTATTAGGTATTGTAATTTCTCTTGTCGCTGTTGTTATCCCAAAGAAATCTCTTAATTTAGAAGAAGTCATTATCTTGGCTCTTTCTGCTGCTGCTACTTTCAGTATCCTTGATGTATTCGTTCCATCAATTGGTGAAAGTGCACGCGCTGGTGCTGGTTTTGGTTTAGGCGCTAATCTAATTGGCGGTCTTCGCATGGTCGGTTAAAATACATTTAATATAAAATAATATATATTATTATTTTATACAATGCATCGCAGCGTAAAGTGCCGTGGAAAAACTGCAAAACAATGTAAACGCGCTCCTAAGAGTTGCAAACGCGCTACAGGATCAAAGCGCTCTTTTTGCAGAAAAAGACATAACAAAACACAAAAAAAATAAAGAATTTATATTGTACTTTATAATATAATATGCTTGTATTATAAAGTACATGATTTTAGATAAAAAAATTTTTTTAATAACTATTTTATTTTTAGTAATTTTTTTATCCAATTTTTTTTTACATACAGAATCATTCAATGATAATTCCGAAGTTTCAATATTAAATTTAGTACTTTATTCGTCAGATAACGGTGGACCTTATGATAGAATGCTTAATATAACTAATAATTTTTATAAAAAATTTCCTTTTGTTACGACTTATTATTATTGTTTTAAACCTGATTTAAAATCAGAATTTGAATTGCAAGATAATATCCTTTATGTAAAAGGCGATGAAACTTATATTCCTGGTATATTACAAAAGACGATTGATGCGTTTGAATATTTTAGAGAAGAAATACCAAAATACAGATACGTAGTTCGAAGCAATATAAGCACCATCATTCGATTCGATTTATTACAGGAAGATCTTAAAAATAATGCCGTCGGGTATGGTTGTGCATTATGCTGGAATATGGAATATAATAAAAACAAAGCAGCTCTTCCTGAAAATCAAATTATTTTTAGTAGTGGTACATCCATCATATTCTCATCAGATGTCGTAATGAATATTATAAATAATAAAGATAAACTGGATATGAAAAAAATAGATGACGCTAGTATTGGAGAATTTGTACAAAATGAAATGCCGGAAGTAGAAATGCAACCAGTTCTCAAAAATACAAAAAATTATGGTTTTCATTTTGTACCCAATTTAAAAGAAGATACAGATAAAATAAAAGAATTAATTCAAGATAATAAAATTATTTTTTTCAGAAATCATAATGGTGATCGAGAACTTGATGCAAATCAAATGGCCATTATAGTCGATATTTTATCAACAAATCCTCCATCTTATGAAAATATGTAGCCATCATTGTGTATTCGTAATGCGCAATAAGTTTCACTTCACTGACACAAATTTAGCGTTTTGAATATGCAAAAAGTGTAAATAAATATTATATACATTCATATACTATTTATTACAATCATTATGATAACATTTTGATAACTTTATCAGTATCATGATAATCATCAACAGAACTATGGGGTAAATTATAACCTTTATATAGCCAATTTCCTATTTGTTGTAAATATTCATAATCTTTTGGATCGTCGTAGAATTCATGACCTGCTGATATAAAAACACCTTTTCCAAAAAAACCACTCATAAAAGAAAAAGAACTACCTGTTGATATAACAGCTGGTGCATAAAATATTGTTGCAAAATCATCCAAATAATGATTACATTCAAGATTTGACTTATAACCGATAGATTCCAAATAATCTATTAAAGATTTTACATATACATCACACGAATTTCTAGAAGCATTATCAGATCTATGAGTATTACAATAAGAAATTATCACTGTATCAAATTTTTTAACACGGGTTGTTATTTCATCTAGTGCATCTTTATAAAATTTATATTTTTGAAATAAATATCCTGACCATTTTGAAAAAGGTGTATCTGCGCAACGGAAATGTAAAACTGGATAATCAACTGTTTTCACCAAATTGCTTTTTATAAATGCTTCGTCCATTATTTCATGAATTAAAGGTTTCAATGCTAACCAAAATTTTTCCGTTTTCGGATCTTTCATTTCCCAAGATCCATAAATACTAGGGAATCCATCAAGAGTATGATTAAACCAACTAGCGTCTATACCATCTTTGATAAATTGTTTATGTATACTATCATAATTATACGGTAAAAATGTTGGTAAATGTTTTATAAATTCAAGGTTATTATGTTCATTATCTCTATTGAAATCTTTTTTTTCATAAATACTTTTTCCTAAATCGTAAAAATATCTACACGTATAATTACCGATATAAATTGGAGGAGATTCATCATTCATTGGTTCGATTGTATTAAAGATATACAAAAATAATGTACTTATTAGTAAAATAAAAAATAAACTTGAAATAAATATAAATTTATTTTTCATATATATATTTATACAGTAGGAAAAAACTCCCAATCCAAATCATGGCAAACCTTTTTCCATATCATGTCCTGTTCTAGTTGTTTTTCTCGGTCTTTCATCATCGGAATATAGGGCAAATATTGAACTTGATCCAATAATACACACAATTGATAGAGAGTATATGTATAATTGAAAAAATTGGTTCGATTTGCAGGACAATGAACGGCCCATGGTTTTTGAATCTCAATAAAGAGAACACAAAGCGTCTCATGTAGTTCTTCGTTCATGATAGGAGGTTTAATACCAAAGAGCGAATTAATATATTGAATATGTTCGAAATATTTATTAAGTCCCAATTTTCGCAAAATTTCGCGCATTTTATCATAATTGATTAATTTCATATCTTTAATTCGTTCTTTTTTGATACGATTGCGAATGGCTTCAATTACATCTTCTGGTATTTGCGTAGTTTCTTTGGCTTGAAATTGCGATAAAATTTCTTTGAAATGATTCAAACGAATATAAGCTGTATATGAAACCTCATTCGGTGGTTCTTTGTTGGTTGGTTTTGAACCGTCGATAATATGGACAATAAATTTACCGCAATTTTTATTATTGCATATCAAAATTCCCTCTTCATCTTGTGGAATAAGTTCTCCTTTTCGACATGCTTCGCAAACATCGGAAGAAACCACGAAATCCTGAACATTGATAACATCACCATTCACATTACGCCAATAATTTTGATAAGAACGCTTCGACTGATTATATTTATCATTACTTGGGTCGGATGCCTCGCATGTAACCGCCCTTATTTTAAAAAATGAATTGAGAACTTTTGAATTTTGATTATTATCACCCGTATTGATTCTCTTTTTCTCTTCGAAATAGTCAAATATATGTTTGGAATTGTCGAGAAGATAATGTTTCTTCTGATGCTTCATTTCCTTTATTTTTTTTTGAATTCCGAGAACCTTGTCTCGAATATCCATATATGCATCGATTTCACCTTCTTTTAATTTAGGAATGAGGGATTTCAAGTGTTCCTTTTCTCTTAGCAATTCTGGTATTATAACAGTTTCTATTTCATGAAATGTATGTAACATTTCTGTGTGTTTTTCGTCGATCGTATTGGTCGTTTTTGGTTGTAATTTTTTTTGATTTTGATTCATTTATCTGTATTTGTACGTGTTTTTTTATGTATGTTTTTCGATAATTGAACTATAATAATTTATTAATATATATTAATAGTATATCAATATGTCAAAAAAATTACAACTACCTAAAAAAACTAAATCTTCTTTGCGATCAAATGAAATTTCAATTAGTGAATTGAAAACTGATAGAAATAAAATTTTGAGCGAAATAGAAGCACCAGTTAATGTATTTGATATACCCGAAAGTTTAAGCGCAAAAGAATTACTACAAAGTGAATGGAACACTTATTGCACCA